ATGACATTCTATAACACAGATCTACAATATCGTGTAACTCTGGATACCAAATTGAATTTATTTATCGTTTTCGATAAAAAAGATGCGAATCATTTTGCGACTGGAATTACGATCGAGCAAGCTGTACAAGAATTGAAAAAAACTGCATAAGGAGTTTATCCAAATGAAGGATACCGATTCGTACTGAAAGCACCTCGCTAAGGAAAAAATTAGCTAGGTGCTTTCTTGTTTTTTGGCTCGCTTTTGTCTTTTGCAGTATCCGCTTCTTGCTTCTGTCCACTTTGCTGTTCATCTAGCTGTAAGATTTCATCAACAGATCCTTGCGTCATAAATTTGCTCAATCCCTGTGCCGCAACTTTTGTGTAACGCATGAAGTAATCTTTTTCTTGAAAATCCATCTTCTTCCCTCCTACTGATACAACTGTACTTTCATTTCGTTTACCAGCGATTTCACCAGTAATTCTTGAGCGTCACTTCTTTAATACATATGAATGATCCATTAATAGCATACACGTTACATTTGTCAAATCATTCTTTTCCTCTATTCATGAAAAGACAAATCTGTTTTCTGATTCCAGACATAGTACTATTAACTTTAGGAAACTGTTTTCTTAGGAGGGATGCTTATGGCTACATTTTTCGCTGGTTTGTTTTTTATCGGTTTGATCGGTTTCATTTTTGGCATTATCTTATTTTATATTGGGTTGATAACTCAAAAAAACAAACGAGATCGAAATGTTTTTCTCATTGTCGCTTCCGCCTTTATTGTCTTGTTTTCGTATGGTGGCTTGTCCTTCTACCAAGATGTGACGTCTTTCGATAGCATCACTGCGCAATTAAGCCTTTCTTTACGTAACGAAGCAAGGAAAAATGAATCCTTTGGCGATGCCACTGCTTCCATGGAACAACCACAAGGAGAACAAACAGCTGGCAACAACGAAGCAAGCAGCGCGCAACAAGAAGAACCCGCAAACAACGAGCAACATACACCTCAACTTTCTCGTGAAGAAAGAAATGCACTGAATCGTGCAGAAAGATACTTATCCAGCAATGCGTTTTCTCAGTCGAGCTTGAAACGCCAACTACTCTATGAAGATTTTTCTGAGAGCGCAGCAGACTTTGCCGTAGCCACCGTGGATGCCGATTGGAACGAGCAAGCTTTGAAAAAAGCAATTCGCTACTCGCAAAATTTATCCTTATCAGATGAGCGTGTGGCGAGCCAACTTTCTTTTGAAGGCTTTACTTCTGAACAAATTGAATACGCCTTAGCGCGTTTGCCCGATTGATTCTTTTCGTTTGTTGCCGCACCACAAGAAAAAAGGGTCCAGCGAATTGGCGTACATTTCTGTTGATTTCCCGATTGAGTGTAAGCTGAGGGTTTTTCAGATGGTCATCGAGCAAACTCGGCAGTCAGTTAGCTTCTCGGCCCATTTTTCTGCCCACAACAAACAAAAAAGCCTATCTCGAAAGATAGGCTAAACGCTCCAAAGCGTTGATATAAGGAGAGTACAAGCCTAGAACCCCCTTTAATATCATTGATTTAGAAGCTCTTTTTCAAGGTTAATGCAAAATTGGTGCAAAATAATTTTTCCCATTTATTGTTTGTCACCCTTTACAAAAAGAACAAACGTTCGTATAATTCCTGTAAGGAGTGATTGATATGCAAATACCACTTGCGCACCAGCGGACATATGCATTTGAACGCTACTATTATGAATTCATCGAACGAATGGGCCCAGCTCATCTATTATATGATCAATTTGTTATAACAATGGAGAATTTTGGTAAACCCTATTTCACCGTACCATCAAGCTATAGTGGTTACCCAAAAGAATTAGCTTATGTATTTAGGAAAGACGGGGACAATTATCTATTCGATCACGTTAGAACGCAAGACGAGATTCTTCGAAAATATGATCCTAATACAAAGTATAAACCCGGCGGAAATTGATATGAATATCATCAGCCAATACGAGCAAGGCTACCTATCTCTCTCTGAGTTTATAAATGAATTTCCGAATTCGATTTCTGAATCTCAGGAAGCTTTATACGGCTCAAAATGTGTCGAGTTTTATGTTGCTATCGCATTAGGTAAAACGGATTGTCGCTATTATGTGCAAGCTTACGGAGGTGATTGTCATGAAAACGATGAAAGTCTATGTATCGAAGATACGTGTGTTGAAGATGAGCAAGACCCCTTTGGTGCGGTTCTCTTTGGATAATGAGAATTGCTTGATTGCAGCGCATAGTTTGAACTTCTTGGCAGATGTAGATGAAGGAATGCAAATTGTGGTTGCTGGTGAGTATAATAGTAGGAAACAATTTGTTGTGAAAAAGTATACGGTGATTGGCAAAACGAAGATTATGATTGAATTCGAAGCAATGAAAAAAGCCCCCTACTCTAATTGAGTAAGGAGTTTCTCTATTGTGTCATGAATTTACAATTACAATATGCTGAAAAACATAAAAGTATTTTAGACGATATTCTAAACAATAATATCTATTAAAATGAAATAATGATAAAATAAAAATCGAAGAGTGTTAGGCGCACTTCCCCAAGTTTCCACCGCCTAACTACTCTTCATAAAGTATTGCACGCACCTACTAATCTATAGGATAAACCTGGTTAATGCAAGTAAAACGAATATCATCTATGTACAAGCCCGCAGAAGCGGGCTTATTTATTTACCATGGTTTTCCTTTTGACTTTAGATTTTGTTTGATTTTCTTGGCCAATGCAGACGGATTCGTGATTTCCTTATCTTTAGTAGTACCTGCCTTACTTTGCATACTTCCAATAGTTCCAGGACCCATGTTTCTATCGACTGTAATACCTAGATCTTTTTGAATAGCTGCCACTAGATCACTACCACCAGTACCAAAGGTGATACCGGTGATTCCTGCATTCCAAGTGCCTTTAATTTGACCAGAGATAATCCCATCTACTGTTTTCAGACCATAATATCTTTGCAAGTATTTGTTTAGATCAGTATCCCACTTATCATTTACAGTGATATTGGAAAATGGATTGGTTGATGCTTGATTGCTTGAAAATCCTTTTAATAACTCGGTAACTTTCTTTTGAACTGCATCATAAGAGTAACCTGCAGCTGCTAGTTTCTTCTTACGGTTGTCACCATTCCCCCAAGCACCATTGATCACTTCTTTTGCGATTGTTTCGATCGTTTTTTGTCCTGCTATGCCACCAGATGATGCGGAAGCGTCGTAAGATGGACGAGCATACCCTCGAATATATCCCCAACCTACTGGTATCGCACGCCGTTTTACTTGACGACCGTAATTCCCTTCGATTGTAGTGATTACACCATTCGAAACAGATTCAACGAATCCAATATGGTCCGCCCATCCATCATTGGGTTGTGTGACATCATCCCAATTGAAAACAACAATATCCCCGGGTTTAGGAGTGGCCTTTCCGTCTTCGATCCAAATACCTTTTGATTTGAAAATATCAATATGACGCTGTACGCCACATTCACGCCCAATCAAATCAGTTGCGCCTGCTTTAATTCCAATCACTGATACAGTAATATCGCACCAATCATCTGTGTATTTTGCTTTGTACCCGACAGGCAGAGGTTTTGTTGCATTATAGAGATCTACAATATTATGATGTGCTGTTGTCCCCATTACTGTTCCGATTAGCTTTCTAGCCTCAGTTAAAACTGTATTTATTGATACACCCATGTTTATCTTCCTTTCTACGAAAGAAAAGAGCAGCCACTTTAGCTACTCCTTCTTTTCTGTGAACTCTTGACCATCGCCATAATCAATTTGTGGATTATTACTGTTTAAATTTAATAGTTGTACAAATAATTGGTGCATTCCTGTTGAGGCAATTCCGCTTACCGCACCATAAACAATCGCCTCTACTGTCAATCCATTGATAATTGCTCCTAAGATTGCTCCCAAAACAATAACGATTAACGGAATGTAGTTATTGGCCACTGCTGCAAAAACCGGCGTTGATTTGATCAAATACCCCACTACCAAACACGCTACGACGATCACTGGGACTAGGTACTCCTGTAAAAAATTTAAATCCATTTTAATTTCCACCCTTCAAAATTTTGTTTTCGTTTTTTAATATTTCATTTTCGCCTTCCAAGACATCTATAACATCTTCTAACCGGTCAATTTCCTCTTTGTAAAAGGCAATTTCCTTCTCATATTTTTCTTGCAATTGCTCCACTTTCTTTTCCAATTTATCAACTTTATCTTGTAGCTCTTTATTTATCGCTACATACTGATCATATAAAGCCTTTGCATTCTTGACATTCTCATTCTGCAAGCTGACTTTGTTCGTCGATTTAGTCGCAAGATAGGTGCCAGTTGAAGTGACCAACGCAACCAAAATCAACGTTATTTGCTGTGCATCCATGCTAGCCCTCCTTTAGGGCTATTCCAAAAGCAAGAGCAGCCATTGCCTTCTTCTAAATTCTTTTCAGTCTTTTTCAAAGGTGGCGGTGTTTGTTTCTTGCTTACGTAACCTGCTAACCGTTCTGCATCTGCTTTGATACTTTCTTCATCTGAACCGATTAAACGATCCGCTAAATCAATAGGTAATCCATTTTGTAATGCAATTCTTGTACGCAAATTCACTGTTTCTTTCTCAGCGATTTGTTTATTAAGATCAGCTATTGTTTGCTCATGAGTCTTAGCGGCATTGCTTGTTTCTTCGATTGTGGATTTCAAAGCATCTACTTCTGTTTCTAATGCAGCATTACGTGTTTTGATCTCATCGTAATCAGCGAACTTCCATTTTTCACGACTCAATCTCTCCTGGATAATACGGTCCAGTTCCTCTTGTGTTTCAATTGCTTTGAATGTCATAATACAAACTTCCTTTCTCCTGCTTGCCCGGCAGTTCGGTAATTTTGCGTATTAAAAAACGACTACCGCTAAATAGTCGTCTAATACCTTTTTTGTTGTTTTTTCTTGGGCTTTTTAATACTACAAGCCCAATGTGCTAATAGCGCACTATCCATTAAACAGATATCTCTATCTTCAAATTGCGATTTATAACCAAATCCACCATTGCTACCGATATTGCGCTTCTCGCTGTTCGTAACTACTGAACTTAGAGAAGGTTGATCTTTGTGGCAAATTGTTTGTTGAAATATCCCTTGTTCCCATAATGAATTGGCAGTAATGATTTCTGATACTTTTGGAAGAATCGGTGCTTTGAGTTTAAACTCTTCCATTTCTTTAGTTAGGATATTTTGACCACCGGCACCGTCAATGACCACTGCGTTTACGTTAGCTTTTTTCAAGAAATTAATGATCCATTGATTGCCATTTCTTACAGACACACAATCAATTGTTTCAACGAATATTTTTCCGGATAAAGTTTTAACTGCAATACTCAATGCAACATTCTGACCATCATTCCCATACTTGATACCAACATACAGAGGTCCTTTCAATACAGGCAAAGCTACTACTTTCAATCTTGACCAATCACTAGCAGAAATAGCAGATTTTTGATTGTACTTCGGCCAGTATCCTAAACGCTGCACGTTGTGATCGAGTTTGTCATCACCAAGTTCCGCTTCAATCTTTCTTTCCGTCAAATGATAACCTAATGAAGGATTGGAATTGTACCAAGCCTCGACATCATGGATATCTTTCATATCCTCAACTGACCATTCGGACCAACCAGAATACTTCGATTTACCAAACAGCGTTTTGTCGCGATAACTTGTAAAAACAGTACCGCTAGATACCGGGGTAGGTGGTGTACCACACATGATCGTCATTGGGTTTTTGCTATCGGTTACGGTATACTTCAACGCTGATTCTTGTTCAGTGGTATATTCTTGGGCTTCATCAATTACAAGCAGATCAAATCCTTCACCAAGACCACCGCTAGATGTTCTTGTTCTAAACTGGATCACGCCGCCAGTCGCATACAACTCCAATCGTTCTTGGCCTTTGGCTTTGATTGAATTGAAGTCTTCGCCCTCAATATATCCCGAATCTTCAAGCAGTTTTTTCACCTGCTCATATGAAGCATGAGACGTACTGATCCTGTGAGCCGTATGCAATATGCTTAATCCTTCTTCAAGCGCATCTAATTCAACGATGTAAATAACTTCGGTTTTACCATTTCGCCGTGGAATTGAGAAACCAAACTTTTGGTGAACCCACAAATCATCTTCATCGATGGCCAAAAGAGGTTCAAGCATATCAATTTGCCAATCGTAACAGTTTCGTCCAGTTCTTTGGTATCTTTCAACCGCTCTTTGAGATACAGATCTATCATATGGAAGAATTACCGATTGAGTAGGATGTTGATTACCAAATTTTACTTTAGTAGCCATAAACTATCCCCTTTCAATCTCGATCATGCATGATAACCCTGTCGCTGGGAGATATTGGATCACACATCCTTTCTCAAATTAAGACTTTTCCTATTTTGAATTTTTTGTTCCCTTTGTGGATCAGACCATGTTTTTGACCAAACATTTTGTTTTCGCCCATCGCCTGGTTTGTATTCGACTATACATTTACACCTTTCGTGCCTTCTGTAAATATCATCTGGTAAATCGTAATAATCAAATGATCCCGCTAGTTTTCTACACCAGTCACATGCATGACCAACAAGCATACGAATTGTGAATAGCGATCACTCTTAACTATTCCTGCATATGCTGACTGATCATTTAATTTGTTTGATGCAGCATCGCAAATTTGCTGATTTTGAAGAAATCGGATTTGCTTTTCTTCTGATTTGATTTCCAATGTTTTAATACATGGAGAAAATTTCCCTTTGTTTTGATCATCAATGTTTAACATCAAAAAGACTTCCTGCATCATGTCGATACAATCTGATTTATCAAAGCAGGCGACCAGATACGTTTGTTTACTTTCCATTTCTACCTCTTTCTCTATCGATCATCATTTCTGAACAGTTCGATTTTGAAATACCACCCACGATCCTCATCGTAGATTTTCAATATATCTCCTAAAATCCGGTATTGAGGAAACCTTTTAAGAATTTCCTCTGCTCCATCATCGTTGGACATACCTAATTTATTTAGTTTTCTAAATGACCAATAATCATCGTTCGTTGTTTCGTGTGGCTCTTTAAGGTTTCGACTCTTGGACCATCGCTTTTGACCTTTCTTCCACTGACGATTTTCCCATTTCTCTTGACCAGTTAAATAATTGACCAAGCCTTGCATCCCATCTGAATCGTATTGAATGTTTTGCACTTGCCTTCGACCAAGAGGCTGCTTCTTCTTTCCTCGCCCTTTAGACCAAACACTCTCGATTGCATCCCTTGATGGTCCATTGTTTAAAACGATATGGTGATGGATTCGAGTGACATAGCCTACTTCCTCATCGTATTGATAAGAGGTAAACCACATGTACTTGAGTTCGAACCCTTCTTTCTCATAGAGTCTTTTTAGTTTTTTCAAAGTGTTTTCTTGATCACGCTTTGCATCAGCAGGCTTTTCAGGTAGAAATTGATCAGAATAAGTAAATGTGGCATAGTAATCTTTTTCTCCAAAGTTTGCATATAGGAACAATGCAGCCTTTCTTTTACTTTGGGCTTGATTCCATCTTGCTTGAGATAAGCCAGTTACTTTCTTTCTCCTGCCTCTGGGTTCTCTACATTTTCGTTCCTGCTCGATCGTCCTGCTGTAAAGTCGGATTTCTTTATATGGTCCAGCTTCCACTCTGCGTTCTCTAACAAATGATTTCTTCATGACAAACACCCCAGAATTTTCTACGTCCGTTAAGTTAGTATCTAATACAAGGACGATAAAACGCCGAAATAGCAGCGTTTTTTTGCAAAAATAGTCTGAGGATGGTATACTTATCTTGTCGGAGATAAGAAATACCATTCTCAGAAGTCGCCAAATTTGGCGGCTTTTTTTATTTTTCTGAAAACTGGAAAAGAACCTTTTCTTCGGTTGGTTTTCCCAGATGAAAAATATGGTGATAAAGAGTCCTTCCACGCAACTGAAATGTTTCTACTCTACCTCGTTCAGTTTTCGCTTCAATACTGTATACATAATTCTCGCCACGTTTTCTCATACGCACCTGCATCACAATTGCAGGCATCTTTTCCAAATATTCGATCGCCTTCGACAACATTTACATCACCTGCAGCTTTCACTCATATTGGATTCCGCCCTTTTTAACCAGATCCGGTAGCAACTTAGGGATGGCCATTTGTAACTTTTGAAACTGGTCATCAGAAACAACGAAATATAAAGCAATCGTTGGTGAATCATCGCTATCAAATGAACGATCCTCTACTTCACATGTCGATTCAAACTTATTCCAGATAATCGACTTAATTTTTTGAGTGTATGGCTTAACATACATTCGATTAGTAGTGAAAATAATTTCTCTTTCTTTAAACATCTTGTTACCCTCCAATCATTAATAGGAAACAAATAGCTAACAAAATACCGTTTAACAATAAGCTGGCATAAGCAATCCCTTGTAATTGACGTGCTTTATACAACGGATTGTCATGGAGCGTAGCTAACCATTTTTTATTCACAAAATCCCTCCTTTCAATCTGACATGATATTTGCCCAGTTTTCTTGCAAATACTTCGCCATTTCTAAAGCATTGAATTTCCAAGGATTCCCTTTGCCTTTTGAGTAACGAACAAAACCGCCGTTCCTGACATCTAGTATTTCTCTGTTTGGATAAAGGATTTTTTCCTTTATCCAATCTTCGTCAGTAGTTTGCAATCGTTCCTTGAGATCATCCATTGTCCATGTTTGACCCATCAAATCTTTTTTCTTTAATGATTCATATTCTTCAATTTCAACAACTTTTAAATGTGAAGGTATTAAGATTTGAATCGGTGTATTGATTTCAATAGTTTGAGACATTAAATCACCTCCCCAATGTTTTGTACATTTTTCCGTACAAAACCTTTAAAAAAATAATTCCCCAGTTCTTTTGAAGGAATATTTAGCAATTCAGCCATAACTTTAATCTCGGTTTGCGTGAAATTTGACTTGCTATTCATTTTTAGATTCAACGATGTTCTACTCATATTGAGTTTAGGCGCTAACGTTTCTTGGGTAAGTCCTTTTTCTGATATTTTATCTTTCAGCAATTCATAATCGTAGACAATGTCTATTTTTTTCACTCTTTTCCCCTCCAAACTGTTCGGTTTTCTGTACAAAACCATCATAGTTTATAAAAAAAAGAATGTCAACAGATTTTGTTCAGTTTTCTGTATCTTTTACTTGCTATTCAGAATTCTTAACAGTATAATCATTGTAAAGGGGTGTACAGAATAATGAACAACTTTTCTGATCGGCTAAAAATAGCTTTAAAAAATAAAAATATATCTCAAGCTGAATTGGCTAGACGTACTGGAATTGGTCGTAACTCTATTAGCGACTATATAAATGGAAAATACGAAGCGAAACAAGATAACATCTTCCTTATGGCAAATGTTTTAGAAGTAAATGAAGCATGGCTCATGGGAATGGACTCACCAATGACCAGAGAAAGCCATGAATCTACTTTTTTGAATGATTTAGATCCTAAACAAATTGAATTAATAGATATTTTCCAAAATCTAGATACTAGTAAAAAAGATGATGTACTCGACTTTGCTAGATACAAAATGCACGAACAGAATAAAGAAAACTTCACTATTGCTGCCCACTCCGACGATCCTAACAAAAGGATTAGTCAAAAAGAATTTATTGAACTTAATCGATACCTTGATGAAGCTGATAAAAAATTTGATGGTAAGTAGGGTTGCAAATGGATGATTATGAAAACCTTTTAAAAAAGGTTACGACCGAAATTCCAGTTATAGAATTACCTTTAGAACAGGACACTGGATATATAGGTCTTTATAGAAACAATCGGATCTACTTAGATAAAAATAAATCAAGTAGAAAAAAGAAGGTTGTTTTGGCTGAAGAATTCGGTCACCATAAAAGAACTATTGGAAATATTCTTAATTATAAAGATCCCGAGGCTTGGAAAGAAGAATGGAAAGCTAGAAGATTTGGTATTGAAATTCTGATCACACTTGATGATCTCTTAGACTGTGCTTTGAATGGATGTAACAACATTTATGAATGCAGCGAACACTTGAACGTAACTCCCGATTTTTTTGAAGATACCCTCATTCACTACTTCAATAAATACGGTAAATACCATTTTCATCGCAACTATAAATTTACATTCGACAATGAGTTTATATTCGTGGAACCTATTAAAATTTTTGGATAAACAAAAAATCTTTTGGAAGTTCCCGCTCCCAAAAGATCTACTCATTTCTGAGACTGTACAAATATATTATATCAAAGAAATGAGGAAAGAAAAATGGCAAAAAGAGTTAGAGGCGAAGATGGTAAAATGTACAAGGTTAAGAAACCATTTTACAAAAGGGTTTGGTTTTGGGTATTAGCTATTATCTTTATAGCAATAGTGGGTAACGGTTTATCTGGTGGTAATAATGATTCTGCTGCCGAAAAACCTTCAAACAGCTCTTCTGTCGCAGATAAGTCGACGGATTCATCAATTAAAGAAGAAAGTTCATCTACTGTTGTTGAAAAAGAGTCTAAGCCAGAAGATAATGTTTCTAGCGAATTTAAATCTGCACTGAATCAAGCGAAATCATATTCAGATACAATGCACATGTCCAAACAAGGAATTTATGATCAGCTAGTGTCCGAGTATGGTGGTCAATTTCAACCTGATGCTGCCCAATATGCAATTGATAATATCCAAGCTGATTGGAATGCTAACGCATTGGAACAAGCTGAATCTTATTCTGATTCAATGCATATGTCTAAACAAGGAATTTATGATCAACTAATTTCTGAAAATGGCGGTCAGTTTACTGCTGAAGAGGCACAATACGCTATTGATAACATTAAAGCTGATTGGAATGCTAATGCATTGGAACAAGCGAAAAGTTATCAAGAAAGCATGTCAATGTCTCCTGAAGGTATTAGAGATCAATTAGTTTCTGAACACGGAGGTCAGTTTACACAAGAAGAAGCTGATTACGCTGTTAATAATTTAGATTAATAAGAAAAACACGTCCCTCTTCTTGGCGGTCGAGGACGTGCTGGACACAAATAAACGTAAGGCTTATTTAGTCATGCCTATTGTAGCAAAACTAAGGAGTTGAATCAATATGGCTAGTATTCAAAAGAAAGATAACGGATGGCAGTATCGTGTCTCTTATAAAGATACTGATGGTAAATATAAAACAAAAACAAAAGGAAAATTTGCAACAAAAAAAGAAGCGCATCTAGCTGCTGCTGCTATTGAAAAGAAACTAACTGAAGGATTTAGAATTTCTGATTCTGACCAGGAGTTTTCTGTTTATTTTCGAGAATGGTATGAAGTTTATAGAAAAGGAAAGTTTTCTAAAGCAAATGATGCCGATATAGAAAAGTCTATAAAATTTGCGGAAGCAAATTTCAAAGGAATAAAACTTAAAGATTTGAATAGGAAAATATACCAACAGAAGTTGAATGAATTTGCTAAAACGCGACGAACCTCCACTGTTTCAAAAATTCACATCTATATGAAAGCAGCGATACAAGATGCACTGCAAGAAGGAATTATTTTCAAGGACCCTACTTATAAGGTTTCATCTCGTGGTGGTGTTTCAGATAAATCAGATAGAGATAAATTCCTAAGCTACAATGAAACCAAAAAACTCACAAATTCTTTGATTGATGGTATCAAACCAACATACGTATCCAGATATATGATTCTTTTAGGTATTGCTACAGGAATGCGATATGCGGAAATACTTGGATTGACTTGGAACTGTATAGATTTTGAAGATAAAACTGTTAGGGTTGAGAAGACATGGGACTATGTATACAAACAAGACTTTTCAAATACTAAGAATTACCAATCAATGCGCCTTATTACTGTTGACGACTTCACTCTTGATCTTCTGAAACAATTAAAGAAACATCAACGTGAATATTACTTTGGCAGAATACTAAAGAATGAGAAAAATCTTGTTTTTTTAAATGACGATATGGAGTTAATATCAAACTCTGCAGTAAACAAAACGTTGAAGAAACATCAAAAGAAAATTGGAATAGATCAACCTATAAACTTTCATGGCCTTCGACATACACATGCATCAATACTTATCTATCAAGGTGTTAATCTAAAATACGTTTCCAGACGTTTGGGCCATAAAAAAATTGAAACGACATTAGGTATTTATCAGCATATTCTTGATGAAATGGAACAAAAAGAATCTCAAATCGTTAGCACGACAATGGGTGAGCTATTTGCATGA